GAATATGCTCATAATTGATTGATTATATTGAGGAAAAAGCTTGGATACTGCATAATTGTACAGCAATAACTGAGGGTCACTACATAGCTTTTCATAAGTCTTTTCTTCGCCCGTTGCCCAATCTAACCGTTTGCCCGTTTTCCAATCGATTACTTCAATAATGCCATCGCTAGATTCTGTAACAAGATCTATAGTGCCTTTTATAGCTAGTTGGCCTTTTATCTTTTTGCCATTAATCTCGTATTCATAATGCGCCCAATCCTCATCGATAGGTATATCAAAATGTGGTTCAGCCGCTATAATCTTTCTTTCTCTAGGATCGAATTGACCATCATTATATTCTAAAGTATCAAATACAAGCTTTGCACAATCATTGTTATCCGCTTTGGTAAAGTTGTGCTTTGACCCAGAGGTATAAAAATGGAAGCTTTTTTGCAACAAGCCTTTAACCAATCCTTCGGTATATAGCTCGGACTTTTTAACTTCTACCTTGCCAAGTGCTTCGTCTTGTACTACTAGTTTAATTTTGGATGGATTATCTTGAACAAACTTCTTTAACTTAGCCAAAACTTCCATTACTTTATGTACTATGGTTCCAAGTTCTGCTTTCTTTCCGCTATCCGATTGGTGTCCTAGTACATAAGTTATGAAATATTGCATTTCACAATAAGCATAATTATTGTAGCTAGACGATCTTATGTATGTTACTATCATTGTTTAACTCCAATAATTACTAATTTTGTTTAGTTCACTACACAGGTCTGCTATAGTCAGATCTTGATTATAGATTATCGCATCAAATTTTGACCAATCAAAAACATCTTCATCTAAGGCTGATTCGGCTTCTGCTGTGCTATTAAAATTGTCTCTAGTCAATCTGATAACCTTACCACCCACAGCCTGTATTGCTGAAACTTCGTTAGGAAATCTTACGTCTGGAATAATTGCAATGTCTGAGTTTTCTCTTGTTATTCGCTTAATTGTGAATTCAGCCCAAGCATCGTCTTTGATTTTTCTTACTATTTTAGTTCCAAAGTATTCCAAAAATTCTCTAATAGACATTTGCTCTTTATTTTGCTTATTACCCGCTGGTACATTTGACCACTTGAATGGCGTTTTGGTGTCTTTGTCTTCATTAGATCCATATACCAGTTTCTCATCCAGATTAAATAGATTTGAAGCTAGTTCCTTTAATGGATCTGCAAAATGATATATCTTGATATGGGGCCATAGTTCGCGTTCAGCGTATTGAATGAAAACATCGTCTTTTCTGGTTACATCAAATATTCCATAACCACTTTCTCCGTTTGAGTCCTTTGTTTTAATTGTTAGTTGACCCTTATCATCTATATAAAAGTCTTCCACCATATTCAAGCTTTGAATGACTTTTCCGTTGATATAATTCGCTGCCGTATTTTTACCGGCTTGCTTTCTACCAGAAATACCAAGAATTTTCATGTTATCCTCTAATCTGAGATAAAATATTGCTATGTATTTGTTTAATCGACATATCCCCTATATCTTTATGAGATAATTGAGGAAAACTCAATCTGTAAAATCTACCCAATTGTCTTTGAAGCTGTATTTTGGATTCTCTACCAGCTTGGTCGTTGTCTGTCAAAACTATGATATGCGTTATTGGTAGTTGTTGCAATTTTTTCTGCTGCTCTCTTGTTAAGACCCTACCAAACATTCCAAGCACATTGTATACTCCAGACTCGTAAAGTCTCCATACATCGCCCTGACCCTCCACTATAATAGCGCAATTATTCTCTCTGATAAATGGTAATGCTCTATGGGTATTGTAGAATACAAAACGTTTGTCAAAACCTTTTGGGTATATCAAGAATTTTGGAATTTTGTACTCTTTAATAGATCTGCATATATAACCTATGGTTTGATTTCCATCATCTGAGTGGATTGGAACTATGGCTCGTTCATATAGCTTAGAAGATTTGTCCATGCAATCTCCTACTTCAAAATGTTTTAAAGTAGAAGCTTTGAATCCCCTATCTATGAAATATTTGGATGGTATCTTCATATCGATGTTGAGGATACAATCAGTCATTTGTGGTATGAATACATCGTCATTAATATAACCTACCAGCGTATCAAAGTCAAGCTCTTTATCTTCGTCGGTGCTAGTTGTTAGGATAACGCTTTCTTTATTGTCTGTTTCTATGTCGAACTCTTGTTTTAGCCACTTTAATACGGAGCCAAAAGTTTCCGATGATCCGCTTCTGTTCGACAATATTCCACGAATCAGACCAAAGATATCGTTTCTATACTCATCTTGACATTCTCTTGTCCAGCACTTCCATATTCCTCTTTTTTTTGAGTAAGAGAACGCTCTTGGGTTATCACTTGACTCATGTACAGGACATGTCGAATAGATATTATCTCCAAAGACCTCGTACTTTATATCAAGCTTTTTGAACACTTCTTCTATATTAGTCTGTAGAAATTGTTTAGTCTGTTTCAAGTTCATTATTAATGCTTGCTAGTGACTCTTGTTTGATAAGACCAGTATCTCCAACCGGCTGATTTTTAAACTCATTACGTGTTTTAAGCTCTCTTAATTTGGCGTGTGATCCTTGCATAATCATGTTAATATAATCACCATCATCTAGACCAGCACCGTGTCTAGAAACTATAGGTACTAGTTTTCTGTTGCCAGCGTTTGGACCATCTTCTGCAAGTTCTTCTGGTGACTTGATTTTGAAGATAGAAAATGAAGTACACAACCAAATTAATCTATCAGATCCAGAAACAGCATCTGTACTTTCTTTGGTTATACCATCTCTATTCAACTGCACAAAAGACAAGCATGGAATGTCCAGCTTTACACACAGATTGTGTAAGGACGTTATTTGAAATCCTAATGCTTGATATTCTTGAATATTATTGGTGATGGAGTTAGAGGACATTAGTTTTAGATAGTCGTATATAATAACGCAATTGTTGGTTTTTCCAGAACTATCTGTTTTGACTTCTTGAGATACCCAGCGTTTAATAAGATTGAGTATTTGTTCGAATGGTTTACCGGCAACACTGATGTAACTGTATGGTATAGATTTTAGAATCTCCATAGATTTTATGACAGTATCATATTTATCTTGATCTTCGGCAAATTTGCCTGTTGCAATTTCATTTATTGGAACACCGCTCATATTAGCTAACAGTCTATTTAAATGATCTTCTTTGCTCATTTCTGTATCTAGCATAAGCACAGGCACGTTTTTTAAAGCTATATTCAAAGCCGCATTATCTGCAAAAACAGACTTTCCAACCTTCGGCCTTGCTGCAACCAAGTCCACACACTTTCTTCTTAAGCCACCGCCTATTGCCTCGTCGTATTTAGTAAAACCAGTAGGTATACCTATGATATCGCACTGATTTTCAGCTAAGAACTCAACGTAGTCGTTTATTCCATCGCCTATTTTTTCTGGAACATCGCCGCCGTCATCCTCTCTTAGAAAATCTGTCACAGGGTCTTCTAAGATTTGAATGATTTCATTTATCGTTTCTGATCCAGATATTTCATCAACATCTTTGTGTATTTTTTCTGTGAGTTTTTTTATCTTTCTTGCGAATTCAAACTTCTTGATTTGTATTCCAAAATTAAATACGTTATCCTTTTCAACCGGAAAGTCTAAAAGAGACTTTATATACTTTATCTCTTGATTGGTATTTATGGAGTCTGCAAGATTTAATTGTGAAGCAGAAGATAGAATTGCTGGTATATCTATCTTGTAATCATTCTTTATTGTATGCTCTATACACTTAAACAATACTTGGTTGTTATAGTGAGTAAAACTATCGGTGGTTATGAAATCCGCTATCGTTATGTAAGCATCGATACCATGCTGTAGTAATCCAGCAAGAATAGCTCTTTCAGCACCAATATCTGACAGCTTTTCCATATATTTATCGCCCCACACATCTGCTGCAACGATGGTATTCTCCATATACGTATTTTGGATCGGTCTTAAATGACCTTCCGCACACGCTGCATTCTACATCCATCTTCTTGGATGGTTGTCTATTTCTAGGTGTTCTTTCTCCGTATGGAGTTTCAATATCTCTAAACTCTCCGGTGTCCACCCATTCATTCTTTCGACCTTTCACTGGTTCTCTTCTCCTATTGTTTGAGTTCTTGTTCTTATCTACGGTAAAATCCTCTTTTATATTTTCTTGTTCTTTGTCTTGTGTCTTTGGAGCATTATCTTGGAGAGCCTGTAATAAAGCTTGTTTTTGCTCTTTTGATAGTGTTTTGATAAAATCATTCATGCTCATGATCTTTTACCTTTCTCAAGTAATATGTCAGCTTTTCTTTTTAGTTCAAACACTTTACCGTCTAGTGCTTGTAGTCTAGATTCTGCTATCTCTCTCATTTTTTCAAGAGATCCTGCATAGGAATTGTTTTGTGATAGTATGTGCTTCTTTGATTCATGCTTAGTATATTGACCAAAATCATTACTGTGTTTGGCTATTAACTTTTCCATTTGGTCGTTACACCAACCCAAAGCTATTTTGTTTTTGTTGATTTCGTCTTGGATATAGGTGGCATAACCATAGATCAAGTATGCAGCATCAAATAGTTCTTGCTGAGTAAGTTTTCTTAACTGATCAGCAGATAAATCTGAAACTAATAGATATTCCTCTCTGAATGAGGAAAATTTTGTATTACTACTATTGATATAGTCGTTTATTGAGTTTATATGTTCTGATAGTTTATCAGACGCTTTTAATTCTTTGTCTCCACTCATCATCGCTTTCTGAATATTTTAGGGTTATCAATCTTATGCTGTTCAACTTGCACCAATCTATTTTATCCTCATCCCTAGCTTTAGACTTCAAGAAATCGGCCTTACTTTTATGGAAAAATGCGTTGTATTCGTAATGCTGCTGACCGTGAACTTCTATTGCTAACGATATGGTTGGAATAAAAAAATCCAAGTATAGCACAGATTTTCTATGACGCTCTGTGCTTCCGGGTAGTTTTACTTCTTCAAGAATTCTGTAACTATTGAAGATTTCTTTCAGTATACTTCTTGCTCTTATATGGTACTTTGATCTTTTTCTATTGTCGTTATGGAATATATCGTACTCTGATAAATTCCATACGTACTCTTTACCATTTATACCAACAACTCTCATCAATACAAGTCCTTGATTTTTGAATAAATAAACTGTGCTATAGTTTCATTATTTGTCAAAAACTCTGACACATTATTGATTCCTTGGAATTTGAAAAATTTCTCTACTTGCTCAAGGTTGCTTGCGTCAATACTGTTAGCAGATAGCACCTTGGCGATAACAGGATTAGAAATATCATCTACGGCACATTGAATAGTATACCATGCTCCAGAGCTTTTAATTAATCTGAACTCGCAAGCAATCTGAACAACTTCTTGTACTTCATCTATTCCCAAGCCATACTTAATCCAACTTTCTGCTGTACTATTTGGTCTTCCTCCAGCGTTAGAGGTTTTAATAGACCAATTTGCTATTTGACCAACGTGTGGCCCAGTATCTTTTGGAACTTGCCACTTACCACGATGAGTAATAACCATATTTGTTCCAGCTTGGTATTGTAACATATTTCCACAGTCAGCCATTTTTTGTGGTGCATATGGTGAACCACCAGTATTAGCAATGTTGTGTGTTACACAAATCAATATAGTCTTATTCTTCATGAGCGTTCCGCTAATACGTTTAAAGAACATAGATAATAGTCTTGGTAGTGCATTTCTTACACCCGTTCTTACTTCTCCCTCCAATTCACATGCAGGAACCATATTGGATAGTGAGTCAGCGATAATGAGGCAACCCGGATCGTTATTGACATAATATTCGATGATATTGAGGAAGTCTTCTGCTGAAAGAATTCTATCATCAGTAGACTCTATAATCAAAATTAGATTAGGATCTAATCCCTTAATTCCATCAAAGTTTTGTTTAGATAGTCTGCCTTCTGTATTTACATAGATAATGCGCTTGTTTAATTTTTGACACTTTGCTGCAAAATGTAGAGCAGTTGTTGTTTTTCCGCTTTTCGGATCTCCGGTCATTACCACAACAGAGCCTTCTCTTAAACCCCCTCCAAGAGCTATATCTAATGCTGGCGAAACACCAATAACTTGTAGATTATTTATGCTCTCAAGAACTTCTGTTCCGCTTCTAACAACATCTCCATATTTTGCTACAACAGAACTACTTATCGCATCTTCACCGAATTTGTTAGGATTCTTCTTTACCTTACTCATAAATTCCTCAGTTTGTTTAGTGTTGTCTTTTTACTAGTATAGGATTGATTTTGTCTTGTTTCCAACTCTGGTTTTTCAACAGATGCTTCCATATTTACATCTACTTTGGTTTGAGACTTTTCTATCATCAGTTGATGCTTGGCAATTACCTTTTCTGCTTCTGGATTTACTTTATATCCTCTTCCGTTCTGTATGCCAAGCACAAGTAATCTATCAAAGTCCTTAGATTTTATAGCTGAAAGTATAGCTTCTTCGCTATATTTCTTTTTTAGCTGTATAGCAGCGCCGTGTTGTTTTTTCCATAACCAATGGTTTGGATCACCTTTAGTCCAAAATTTGTACGATGGTTTTCCAATGTTGAGCTTTTCTGCTCGTCGTAATACTATATACTCTGCAACATACGCCTCAAAAGTACAATATTCACCCGTGTGAATATGTTGGTATTTCCTGTTCTCCGACCACTGTTTTTGTGATTCTTGATTAAACAGTTTTGGTCTGTTGTCGCTCATTGTGGTATAGCAATGCTTCTTTAAAACAGGATTCTACTGTGTCTTCTTCTTTTCTATGCTCAACTAGTTCTGGAATTAAGAATACTTGCTTCTTAACCATATCACCAAAAATTTTACCTATTGTGTAGGTGCTTATTGTGTTCTGACCCATCATCCCAAGTATGGAACGGATCAAGTATACACCATCGCAACCTGTTGTGTCAACACCCACATAATTAGTTTTTCTCTGTAATCCAAGTTCGATTACATTGAGTTCTTTGTTTTGACAATACAGTTTGACTTTTTGCCAATCTTCATACGAAGAAAAATATCGTATTTCGTTATTGGATAGAGTTACCTTGACCCAAGTTTTGTATCTATCTTTCTTGTATTCTTTGAGCCATTCATCATATGAGGAAATCATTTTTTAACGCTCGTAACACAATCTTGCGGTCTTGTCAAATTTCTCTTTTTTCTCGTTGCGTCAGACATTGTGGAAGCATTTTCAGTCATTACCACCGCTCCCTTTTGTCTAGCAAACTGGTCGCCAACTATGGAAGTTTTTTCATTGTTCTTAACAGCAGATGTGTAACATTTTTGAATAGACTTTGCTGGTCGATCTAGATCAGTAGCGATTTCATTTATATCCTTACCAGACTTCGCGTGTTCAGTTATGTAAAACGTTTCTGCTTTACTAAGCGGTCCTCTTTTACTAGCCATTAATATAACTCCTATTTACTTTAGTCAAAAATATTCTATTTCTTGTTAACAGATAGTTGTTATAGTTTTCGAATGTTGTGTGTTTGACTTGTTTTAGATCGGTTCTATTCCAAATTTCTCGTCCAGCCTCTGGACCAAATGGATCAAGTGGTTGATTATTAAATACCCTAATAAAGTACTTGTTCTGAAACTTTCCATTTCCTAAGTTTATGCTCAACGACTTCGAAAAAACTTTCTCACTTTCTCCGTCAGTAAGTTCACCCTTTAGATTAAAGTAGGCAGTTGTACTTTCTTTTGATATTTTTTGATCGTGAGAATCTATAAATTTCATGTTTCACCTGTGATAATATACTTCTTTGTTTGTTCTGGAGTCATTTTATTTATTTCTTTTCTTGTGGCTTTACCAAAAGAAGACAAAGGAGAAGCATTAGCTAATTCTTTATCTTTCTTGGATTGTTCTATCTCTGATTTTTGATATCTGCCCATAGAACTCCAATTCTTATCGGCAAGTTGGCCCAAAGTCTTTACGTCTTTTACAAAAGTCCCTAGCCCACCATATATTACTCTAACCAGCGAATCTTGACCACATGATGGGCATTGGATTAATGGATCGTCTTTGAATGACTGAAATACATCATTTAATTCATGGCTGCAATTGTCACATCTATAATCATATGTAGGCATCTTATTCCTCTAAAGCGTTCAGTATAGCTCCTAAAATTCCATTTCTTTGTATATCACCATAATCAAGTTTGCATATTCCTACACCGTTTATATTGATTAGTTTTTGCAAACAGTTTGCTAGACCATTTTCTCTATATAGATCCGTTTGTTTAGTGTCTCCGTTTATAATAACTTTTGAATTTTCACCCATTCTTGTTATGAACATCTTTATCTGTTCAAATGTACAGTTCTGAGCTTCGTCAAGAATCATGTATGCATTGTGAAACGTTGACCCACGCATTGTTTCCAATGGCTCAA